CAACCTATGAGCGGGTTGAATCGAACAGCCTCAGATAGGTGGTCTTGGGAGAGGTGCGCATATCGCATCGTCATCGACAACGAGGCGTGCCCCAGGATGTGTTGTAGGGTCACGATGTGCCCGCCGTTCATGATGAAGTGACTGGCGAACGTGTGGCGCAGTACGTGGCTGGCCTGCCCCTTCGGCAGCTTGATCGAGGTCGACAGCAGCACCAGGCGGAACACGCCAAGGCAGTTCGTGAACAGCCCGTGGGTCTGCCAATGCCGGCGAATGTCGGCGGCCAATTCTTCCGAGATCGGCACCGAGCGCACACGCTTGGACTTGGTGTTGGCGAAGATCACCGCATTACCTTTCAGACGTTCCGGCGTCAGCCCCTGAGCCTCACCCCATCGAGCCCCTGTCGCGAGGCAGATACGAGCGACCATCTTCGGATGTGGCGACGTGGTGCGCGCATCCAGGGCCGTAAGCAGTTCGGACACCTGATGCTTGGTCAGGTACGACAGCGGTCTTTCCTGAAGCTTGAGCGGCCGCATGCGCCCTACCGGATTCTCATAGTCAATGACGCCGAGTTGACGCAATTCGTTGTACATGGACTTGAGGTAGCCAAGACGGTTATTCGCGGTCTTGCCCGACATGCCATTGGCTATCTGCCGGCTACGCAACCGAGCCACTTTCGCAGGCTCCAGGGAGACAGCGACCGGGTCGCCCAGGTCCCTTGTCACCAACCGCAGAATCGCCACGCAACGATGCCCGTTGCTCAGGGTCTGGCCGTGCAGTTCATACCAGAGTTCGACCAACTCGGAGAGACGCCGACGGTCCTTCGGCTTGAGCGTCCAGCTGGGGTTTTCCGCACACTTCTGACGCGCGGTGACCTCGAATTGCTGCGCCTCCATCTTGGTCTTGAACCGCTTGCGAAAGCGCTTGCCCTTGATCGGTTCGACATCGACGAACCAACGACCATCGGGGAGCTTGGTGATCGACATTAGACGGCATACCCCCGCCGCAGATACCGATCACACATCAGCTTGTGTATGTGCCTTTCCAGATCGCGACGAGTCCAACCCTTGGCGAGATAGTGGTCTTCGATAACGTGCCAGAACTCCAGTTTACGGGCGGACTCAATAGCCTTTTTTGCCGGGACACGCTCCCGCGCGATCAGGCTCACGAACTGGCCGAGGAACATCTCGCAGTTGCGCCCGCTGAAGCCCTTGGCGGTCTTGTAATAGCGCCGATACTCGGTGCGCTCGATCAGCGGATCGCACTCGACCTGGACGCGGGCGTCCTGGCTGATCAGGCTCCAGAACGGATCGTAGACCGCCGTCCGGCTCAGCAGCTTGAAGCTTTCGCAGGCGTAGTTCCACAGTCCTTGCAGATGCGGGCAGAGGCCCTCATAGGTGCGGCAGCCAATGACCTCCCCCGAGGCCATACGCGAGCCTTCGGAGAATTGCTGGACGATGGAGTGATGGAAACGGAATTCGAGCCGCCACACCGTTTCCAGGGGGTTATAGGCCGGGTCGCCATCGCCGAACGGATCCCCGTTCAGGGTGGCCCACACGCTTTCCCAATAGTCGAGCTTGTCGGTGGCCCGAGCCTGGAGAGTCTTGTTATAGATCGACAGTTGCAGGCCGTTGGCCGAGCCGAACATGTACGTCTCGCCACGCCCGTAGACCGAGGCGTTGCCGTCGAATTCGATCCGCTCGATCCCACTGATTTGTCGCACCCGACGCGAGCGACAATGCATGCGGTCCACCAGATCGCGAGGCGGTTTCCAGCCCTGCACGTCCAAGGCGATATGCACAGCGGCTTGGTTGGTTTCGCAGTGACTCAGCACGGCAGCGGCCAAGTCATCCAGCACGCCCTGGAGGATGCGCGGATCGGCGCCATCGAGGGCGTGAGGCGATACTTCGATCTTGAGGTGCGAGCCGAGGGTATCGACCTTGATGTTGTGGTTCTTGATCAGCAGGATCAGACCCATTTCAGCGTTCTGCAGGCGGTACTGATAGCCAGAGTCGCGACCGATACGGCCCTTGGACCATTCGTAGCCGGCGAACTCGACCACATCCACCGAGAGGTCAAACAGCGCCATCACTTCCGGGCGCAACTTGCCGTTGTACAACTGCCGCACCGTGTCCACGCCGCAACGCAGAATGCGCACGCCTGACAGGTCGGTGAATTGAGCCGTGGTGTCGTCGAAGAACAACCGCCCTTTCGGGCTTTCCAAGACCTGACCGTCCGACTCGATACTGACGCGAATTTGATGGCTGATTTTCTTCATCTTTAACGATCCAAATTGGTACGAATTGAAACCGCAATAGGTGGCTTATCTGACGTGTTACAGGGGCGTCAGCCGGCCCCGCCGTGGCGCTTGCTCACTCCGAGACGAGCCGTTCGCGCGCGCCCCGGCCAGGCCGGCTACAGCGGCCATACCGGCCCCGTCGGCGTCATCGCCACCGCGAAGAAAAAGCCCGCCAGATAGGCCAGGAACACCAGCCCCAGGGCGGCGAAATAGCTTGTCCAGTTCATCGGCTCCCCCTCAGTTGAACGAGCGCGGCAAGCGGCTGGTGTCGGGAACCACCGTCACACGCACGGCGGCGCTGTTCGCGGCGTCGGACGGCACGTTCGGCGCGGCGGCCTGAGCCGGCGGCGCATTGCCCAAGGCGTTACGCCCCGCGCAGGCGGCATAGCCGGACCAACCGCCCTTGAAGCTCAGTTCCGCGGCGCAGTTGCCCCGCGGCACCACGGCATAGCCGGTGTCGGTCAGGTCGCGATCGGTGAGAGTGAATTCGCTGCCGTCCTGGCCCCGGACGGCGAACAGATAGGTGCGGCGCCCGGAGGCGGACAGCAGGGTTGCCTTGACGATGAAGTCGCGGCCGGCGAAGGGATGCCCTACAGGAGCAGCGCCCGGAACGCCTGCGTGCCCAGGTACATCATCAGCAGCATCAGGACCAGCCGCACCAGTAGCACGCGCAGTACCCACAGCAGGACCGGCTTGAGCAGGCGCAGCAGTTCCAGCAGCAGACGGCGATACAGGGTCGCCCATGAGCAGACGAGGTCCGCCGTCATAAACCACAGACCCAATAGCAAGGGCCGGAATTGCCATGAATAGAAGAATCTTAGGTTGTCTAAAAAGGCTCTTGCCGGCGATGGTGTCGGTGACGGAGCCGGTGGCTGTCGATTCATAGAGGGCGAAGGTCTCCTGGCGGATTTTCTTGATCTCGACGATCACGTCGCGGGCCGGCGGTTTGTTGTCCTGCGCCGAGTGCTGGCTTTCCTTGTAGCGGCCCCGAATGCCGATGACGGCGAGGTTGGAGTGCAGATAGGCCTTTTCCGCCGTCATGCGGATGTCGTCGCGGATATAGGCGATGTTCGGCGTGGTGAGGATGATGTCCCAGTTGAAATGCCGGTGCCGGGTCCAGGCATCCAGCCAGCCCATGGGCCGCCCGGCTGCCTTGGCCGCTTCCGGGCCGTCCGGGAAGTCGAAGCGCTTGAGGTCGGCTTCGCGCCAGGACTTCAGAAAAATCAGTTGGGTTTCGTCGAAAATGATGAACGCGCCACGCGGCGCCCACATGAACCAAGTGCGCATCTTTTCCATGTCATCCAGGTCCTCGAGGTCGAGGTTGATGACGTCGCAGCTGGAGGGCGTCTCCGGCATCACTTGGAAGATCCGTTCGCGGGTCAGGCCGCGCACGTTGGTGATGATGACGCGGCCCTTCTTGATCGCGGGGATCAGGTCATCTTGGATCGCGCCGGAGGTCTTGTAGGAGCCGTTCGGGCCGTGATGAATCTTGATCGCCATGTCACTTACCTATGAAGGGGATGAAGGACATGGAGAAGCGCGTGCCGATGGCGGCGAAGATCATGTTCACCGCGTCCGGCAGGCCGAAGAACGCCAGCAGCGAGCGCAGGTCGCCGTCCAGGGACGAGTAATAGGACGTGATGGTCGAGCCGATACCGATGCCGCCGACGACCTCCTTGAAGGCCTTGTAGCCGATTTCCGCGACGAACAATTGCATCTCGAACCAGCCCTTGATGGCCATCTTGGTCAGCAGGACAAAGGCGTCGGTGACGAAGTCATAGACACCGCTGTAGAGGAAGTCCCAGAGGGATTGCATCCAGGCGAGAATGTCGGAGAGAAAGGGAATGTCCATGGCGTTTCCTCAGGTGCGATAGAAAACGATCCATCCGGCCAGCATCGCGGCGATGAACAGCACCACGTAGCGGATGACGGAGAGTTCTTTGGCGTATTCGGTCAGACAGACGTCGAAGCGTTGGCCGAGGGCGGTAAAGTCCCAACACGGCAGGGAGCCGCCGCCAGTGCCCAGGTGAATATCGAACTTGGAAGCGAGGACGCTTTCGAACTTGCCTTGCAGTTCCTGGAAGTCCTTTTGCGCCTTGGCAATGGCGTCGTCGTATTCCTTGATGGTCTTGTCGAAGGAACCTTGCTTCGGCTCTTTCAGGCCGCCCCCGCCGGAGCCGTCGCCGCCATCGCTACCAGCGCCGCCGTCGGAACCAGAACCGTCACCATCGCCGCCGCTGTTGCCATCGCCATCGCCATTGCCGTCGGGAGGGTTGCCGCCACCGCCGCCGCCACCGCCACCTCCTCCACCGCCGCCACTGGAGCCGTTGTCGCCGCCACCGGGCTTGGTGCCGCCGTCGCTTCCACCGTCGCCGCCGGGCGGGTTGCTGCCACCATCGCCCCCAGTGCCGCCGTCACCACCCGGAGGCGGACCGTCGCCCGGACCCACGTCGCAGCCGAAGGCACAGGAGCCATTGGAGGTGAACCAGTTGCCGGTGAACGAGCCGATGACCTTGCAGTAGGTCGCGCCGGCCTGACCTTCAGCGGGACCGATACAACCGTCAATCGCACTAACGGCAATCTCACAGCCGAGGTAGTTGATGAAGCGGGAAATCGGCGCTTGATGGGATTTTTCGTAGAGCGAGCCGGCCAGAATCTTGCACTTGTTTTCCTTACACTCGCCGGTCTCTTTGTTGTATTCGGTGTCGGCTGGACAGCTATCGCCATAGCGTGCGGCAGGACCATACCCGGCAGCAGTCTTGCCGGTTTCGTTGTTCGTGAACTCGCACCAAAACGAGGTCTGGTCACGGGCTTTCATAGACCCGGTGAAGGTGAACTCCCCAGGGCGTCCCGTGGCTTTGGCCCACGCCGCGCAAGCTGCCGAGGGCGAAGAAAAGCGTTCAGGCAGTGACTGAATTTTCCAGTAGTAATCCTCAGCCCTCGCCACCGTGGCAAAGAGAAGCATCAGAATCAGGCTCGCAAACTTCATCGTAAGACCCCACACAAAAAAGCCCCCTGCCGGAAACTCCGGAGGGGGCTTCCGTTTCGGTCGCCACTACTGGTATTGCCCGACCTTGAGCCCTGAAATCAGGGAATAGGCCATGAACGCACCCAGCATGAGAGACCAGATCACGTCAGGCCTTGCGCATCGCGCCGATAACCAGGGCGAGGCCGACCAGCACCGCCACGGCGGCGATCACCAGCTTGGCCACGGACGAGCCGTCGGTGCCGGCTTGGGTCAGCACTTCCTTGGTGGTTTCGTCGATCAGCGAGTCGGCGAAGGAGACGTTGGCCACGGCTAGGCCGACGGTGGCGATGGAAGCGTTGCGGAACAGGGTTTTCATTTTTTCCATGATTGGAACCTCATTAATTGCGCGCTTTGCGCATGGCGGAAATGATCAAGCCAGCCCCCAAACCAACGGCGAACAGCCCGATGGTCCCGGCGAAGCCGAGGCGGAAGGCCGACGGGTCGAAACCACCCATCAGCAGAGTCAAATAGCCCTCTGCCTCAGGCGGCAGCAGGTAGGTCTGTATCCACTCAAGGTGCGTACAGCCAACCGTGCCGTCCGCGTTCTGGACCCAGGTCTTGCACACTTGAACCGATACAGAGCCTTCCATTCGTGCAGTCCTCAAACAGCCAGGGAGGCCGCCAGGCCGTCGATCCAGCCCCAGGCGTAACCGGTGGCCAGACCTACCGCGAACAGCGAGAGATAGCGGAGCATCGCGGCCTCCTACGGCTTACGCCTTGGCGTCCGGGGACTTGTCTTGTTTGTCCTGGCCCTGCGGCTGCGGGGCCGGGCGCGGGGCTTGGGCCTGTGCTTGCGGGCGGGCCGGGGCTTGGGCGGTCGGCGCCATCGGCTTGCCGCCCACGGCCAGCAGATCCACAAGGACTTGGGTATTGGTGATCCGGCCGAAACGGTCTTGGGTCGGGCGGACCACGCTGGCGAACTTGCAGAGCACCGGCTGGCTTTCGAAGACGATGGCGTCCAGCAGGGTCGGCTCGATGTTGTATTCGCTGATCTCGAAGCCCTTGGCGTTGCCACGGGCACCTTCCGGGATCGGGGCGATGGATTGGACCGAGGCGTAGATTTCCCCGGTCTTGGTCGAGGTATAGGTGTCGGTCTTGGTGACCCACAGTTCGACGACGCCGCCTTGGGTTGCAAACATGTTCATCGGTGTTTCTCCTTCAATTCGCCTTTTTCGGCGTGAGTTGTCCCGCTGCTGCAAATTCGGCTGTTTCGCCTTCATTCAGCGGTGTTGGGTGAAAGTGATGTATGGGGCGATCCCTTCGGGCCGGGCTCTATTCGCTAGCGAACCAAGCCAACCACGGGTGTTCGTCTCGGCCCATTCGGGTAACGACCCCTATCGCAACGTCGTCTCCAACGGCCAAGGGGAACCCTTCCCCTTGGAACCCGCAGAGCAACACCAAGGGCTCTGCCCTTGTCATCCCGCTCTTGCCGCCGAGGGCTCGGGAGCGCGGGGCGGAGAAGCTGCCCCACACTCCCCAGCGGAGGCTGTTTCAGGGGGGAGGCGTTCAAGGGTGCGCTGCGCCCGTGCTTCCGTTCGCCGGAACGGTGAAGCTGTTCCGACGAGCCGGGAGCGCGGCCCTTGACCGGATCGGCCACGGTGCGAATGGCTTGGATCAGGCAGAGCAGGAGCAGCGCTTTCAGGGTGTCAGCGAGCATGGGTCAGCCCTCCAGTTGGAATGCTTCGCGCACGGGCACGAAGGGCGTGGGCTTCCCGCTGTCGTACACAACGTGCCAGTACTTCGGCGGACGCCGGGACGGGTCGTGTTTCGCGCAGAAGGAACGGGGACGGCAGAGCCAGCGGCCATCTTCCAGATAGGGCAGCCCAGGGGGCCGGCAGTCCGGACACGGCGACGGGCAGTGCAATGGGATGACCTGCCTTGCGGACCAGCACACAGAGCAAGCGCAGTCCGGGGCGTGGGTTTGACGCAAGTAATTCGGAGACGTCATGGTCAGCTTCCTCCTTATCTTGGCGAGCACGGCCCCAGGCGAGAGCTTCAACCCGCAGGTCGGTCAGATAGGACTCTCCCGGCTGGGAGAGGTAGCCGGCGTCCATAAGGCCATCGATCAGCATCAGGGCGCGGTCGAAGGGTTCGCTAGGGTGCTGTGCCGTTTGCAGCAGATAGCCCTCAAGGAAGCTCAGCAACGCGTTAATCGGGTTGCTCGACAGAACGCGCGCTACCTCAGCGCCTTCAAAGCTCTGCTCAATACGGAAGACCAGTTCGGCATTCAGGGAACGCATAGAGGCCTTGGCAGCCTGTTCAACCCGAGCGCGAAGGGCCGGAGGCATACGGAGCTTGAATTGCGGATCGGTGCGGCTCATGCCGACCACTCCTGTTCCAGCAGCCAGGTACGCAACAGCGCACTATTCACCATGCGCAGCTTTCCGAGCTTCACGGACGGCAGCACACCCCGGTAAACCCAGGCACGGGCAGTGCCGTAACTAATGCCGTTACGCTCCGCCCACCGTTCGATGGACTCCACATCCTGTTGCGGCCCTATCAGGGCGCTGGGGTTAAGCTCTTCCAGTTCCATGCTCATTCCGTCACTATTCGTGGCATTAGCCATACGCGGCTAGAGAAATAATTACCCTGGAGAAATTATTTCCCTAAAGCCACGACAGGGCAACTATTTCCCTGGAATAAATTTCTATATGAACACGTCAGCCGATAGAGCAAGACTATTAATCAAGAAAATCGGCCCCAAAAAGGTCAGCCTTCACGGGGGCGATTACGAGAGATGGAAAAGCGTCAGCAAAGGCGCGATTCGCGTGAGCACGGAAGAAATCGACGTCTTAGTAAAAATTTTCCCTAACTACGCGTTATGGATTGCAAGCGGTTCCATCGCCCCAGAAGTCGGCCAAACTAGCCCCGACTATGACGAAGCCAATCGAAACTTGCCCAATCAAAACGCGGGATAGCGATCACTAGAAAAGTAGCACTGCGATGGTATGCCCTACGGACGGAAGGCAAGAATGAAAGCTGACAAGGACGATACACCGGAGTACTTAAGAAGAAAGCGGAGCCAGAGCTTTGCCAAATGATAGCATTCCGAATAATAAGCCTAAAAAAATATCAGAAGAGCTTTTTAGAGAAAGGAGCGAAACAGCACTTTAAGAAGGCGCAAAATATTTTGGGAAATAGATTGCAAAGTAATAGGAAGCCTAGAAGCAATCAAATAAAAAAACACTACTGATCAGCCGCAAGCAACTTCAACCCTATGAGCCAAGCAAATAAAAACAAAAATAAAATAGTCAGAAGGGATATTCAAAATAACATGAAATTTACAAAACTTCTTACGACCAATACAAAAACAAAAACAAAAACAAAAACTTAAAGAGCTTACTCATACCGCCATTAAACACCTCCACTCCTAGCACTCCTAGCACTCCTATCTGTAGGCTTATAGTAAAAAGATACCGGAATATGACGTACTTTAAAATCTAATCCAGTCGCAGGATGTAAATGGCTGGTTCTAGCCGTCAACGTTTCCTCACACAAACCATTTAAATTTACAGAGCTAACATCTGCATAATCGCGAACAATTCGCTTAACCCACACATCTAATATTTTAGATTTATTACGCTTTCCAGTATATACAATAAGCCCCCCTCGGTTCGTAGTAGGCCCCCCCGGGGCATAACGATCACATAACTGGCGAAAACCCTCCATAACATAACCCGGGCCTTTATCTAATTTCGCCTCGCCATACCATTCATAGTTACCAGACCTTACAACCAGATCACAATGTCCATTACAATAATTATCATGATCCGCCTGAAAATCCCTCTGCTGAAGACCAAAAACAAGTATGGAAGTCAAGGTGTCTTCATCCAAATACCTATACTTAGGCTTATTCTTCTCCAAATACTGAACACCCTGCAACAGAAACTCTTCCACTCTATTGCAGAACTCATCATACGCGCTACCAATCCCCTTATTCAGAAAGGCCTGCTTGATCTCATGATCATCTGGTAGCGCATAAATATCAGCGAGCGTCTGTATCATTTTTCTACGGCCAGTCCATCAACCACAAAGACAATATAAACTTTAGATAGATAATCTACATCAGAATACCCTAATCCATCTACATGCAAGGCACCATCCTCAAAAGCAACCTGTAAGTCAGAGACACTAACATCATATATAGTCTCATCATCAGCAATATAGCGGTACTCTTCTTTCAGCAAACCAACCCTAGGTGACTTTAGGATGTTTATACATACCTGCAAATCAGCTAATGCAGATAAATCATCGGGAGATTTATGGCAAACTTGCATAAAATCTGTATACGAGTAGACTGCACCAGACGAAGCACGTTCCATTATAAAGTCAGCCAAACACTTACAACACTCAACATCCCCAAGACGATCAGCCTCATGGTCGAGTAAATTATTTAGTTGCAAGTGCGTAATCATAAATCAGCGCTTATACGAGAGTATTTTCTTCAGAATGAAATTTGAATCATCATACACCCGCATCCCCTTAACCAGAAGATAGTCCGTACGAGCGCCAATCTTAACATAGTCGCGATGACTTCCAGGTATATAAAGTTCCGGCTTACTATTCCCATCATCTATATCAGCCCTGTGCCATTGAATAGCAATTTCAAAAATTGCCATCCTGTGATCAATAGCTTGGGCACCATTTTTGTGGAATAGTTCATCCCGCAGGTCGACGCCAGCCTTCATGGTCTCACGCTTAACAGATTCTGTCTCAGTAGAGAAGCCAACCTTCTTAATCGCACCAGACTTATCGCCATAAACTCCCTTAGCCAAGGGTAGTAAATTAAGAGGAGCATCTAGGTCAAACCCGGGCACCCAGCTTGCAGCTAAACGTCTAGTATAGAATCGAAGATCAGAAACAGACGTATCTATCTGACTAGTGGTCTGCGGCATCCCGTGCTCACGAGTCGTATCAGCACGAATTTCCAACACGCCAGCGGCCAAGTTCAAATAAATAACATCAAATGTCTGCCTATCATAAGTCTTAACTTCAATAATTTTCTCCGCCTCCGGAAATGCATCTTTAACATTTTCTGTAAAATGCTCGCGCGAAATCTCATTATTAGTAGTAAAAGTGCGACGCCTACTAAGAACAAGCCCCGCACCATTTTCGTCCTCAAATTTCGCTACAGGCTTTAACTTTCCATCATCTCGACGTAACTCGTCCTCTGGAGAAACGAATGGGTAGGAAGATGAAAGTTCTCCTTTCGGAACGGAAAATTTCTTCAGCTTCGAATAAATCAAATCAGAAACATCTTCTCCCAACTCAAAATATGAAACCGCCTTTAAATCGCAGGCCTGCTGCATACAAAGAGCATTAACTAAAGACTCAATAACTTTAGGATTTTTACCAGCAGCCCCTTTTATAATCATCTTAAGCTCCGACCAACTTCTGGCAGAGATCAAGTTAGCCTCTCTTAACAGCTGCTGAACAGTATGAATATTAAGACGCGCTTCAATAGTTTTCAAAAGTAGATCGATATTATTCATATGATTCCGCTATAAAAATAAACAGCAAAAGCAACTCAAGACAAAAGGTCAGCAGGGGGGGGGAGGGATAAGAAAAGCCAAGAGCGCAAATATCCACTCTCCCTGTGAGTATCTCGGCATCTACAGCATAGGATGGCATGTTGCCACAATCAAGCTTACACTAACCGCCTGTCGAAAAAGTGTCGAGATCAACGAGCCGGAAAGAGACGTACCCAGCCTTGGAGCCTGCGAAAGATCGAACAACAGGACGCACTGAACCGCTCTGGCACAGTGGTCTCAAGGGTTCGATTCCCTTCGCCCGCTCCAAATCCCAATGCAAAGGCCCCTGACACCAACCAGTGCCAGGGGCTTTCTGTTTTCAGGCTTTACCGCGTAAAGCCCGGGAAAGATCGGAAGCGCCCCATGGATTTCGGTGGAGGCGCAGCCGGAAGGTTCCTCTTCCTTACATCATCAGCGAGTAGGCCCGTTCCAACTGGTCCAGATCGATATCCAGAGGCAGCGGCAGGGGCGCTTCGCCGATGTGCTGCTCGCTGGCGAACTTTCCCTCGGCCAACACACGTGCCGGGTCGTTGAGGGCAAGGAAGTCACCCCCGTCGTATTCCCAGAAGTTCAGCGGGGAGCGGCCGGAGTAGGTTTCGTTCCAGCAGGCGACATACGAACGTTCGCCCAGGACTTTCGGACGGCAGGAAACGTAGGGTTCCAGATAGACCTCATGGGTGAGGTACAGGAAGGTGAGGTCATCCACGCGATAGGCCGGCGCTTCGCTGACCTCCTGGGGCTCCTCGTCCAGTTGCGCTTCGGGGTTCGCTCCCGGAACGACCGCTGCGACAGCGGAAAACCCATCCGCCCCCCCAGGCTCTCCCATGGCCATGCCTCCGCCGATGAACAGGGAAGCAACCACGACCAATAACTTCAACAC